AATTCTTGCACCTCTAATTGGCAATGCAGCAGGTAACTTTGCTGAAGGGATGAGAGCTGAAGACACTGGTGTAGCACCTGCAGGAGCAAGTAAAGTAGAAGAGAGAAAAGCAGGTCGTGCTCAAAGAAATCAAGATGCTCAAGATTTACTGACGCAACAAGTAAATGCTATGAATGCAAATTATGCAGGGCTCAAAGATTTCATGGCTGCTGCTAGTGATCAACAAATTACAAACATGCAACGTCAAATGCCTCTGATTCAGAAGTCACTTGATAATGCATTAGTTCGTCAACAAGCATTGGATGCTTCTCAAACTAGTAACTATGCAATGCTCGGTACAGTAGCAACTGCAGGTAAACTAGCAACAGGCGCACAAGCAGAAGCAGGCGCAACTATGCGTACCATGCTGTCAAACAATCCTTATGCAGGCAGCGTAATGCAAGCCCCTAACATTAGCTTTGGTTAATTATGTCGTACTTTAATACACAACAAATTCCTCTTGCTGGTAGAGCCGATATTTTTAAAGGTGGCGGAACTGATTTTCAGTCCTTACTGGATGCTTCTTCTTTTGATCTGGGTACTGCAATTGCATCTAATTCAGATCTTACTCAGACCACAGCTGCACCAGCTGATGGTCCTAGTGGAGCATTAACAGCAGCTGGTTCTGCTGAGCAACCTAAAAATAGCCTTGGTCTTGGGTTTGATTTAACTAATGATCAACAATTTCAACTTGCTTTACTTGACAGATTAAAAGGAGAACGCCCAACAGCAGCAGATGATGAACGTAAGTTTAGAATGATTCAAACCTTACAAGAAGAAGCTGCTAATAGAGCAAATAAAATGGGCAGACAAAATGCTCTTCTAGGTTTTGCATTAAAAGATCTTCCTAAGTACATGGCAGCTCCTGCAAGAGCAGCTGCAACTTACGATAACTTAAATGCACAAGCACCTTATTTTGGGGCACAAAATTCCAAAAGGTACTTTAGTTAATACTTATACCTTGTAAAATAGTTAAAACAGATAGAGAGAGCGTTGTGATTTTTGGTGGTAATTTTGGTTCAGGTGGTAATTTTGGGTCAGGTGCTTTTGACCTAGGTGCTTTTTCAAAAGGCTTAGCTCCTGGTGGAAATAGTGGTAGTGCTCCTGCTTTCCAAATAGGAGTTGATGCAGGGGGAGGTTTTGCTAAACCCAGCTCAGGTATAGCAGGTAAGTTTGGTGATTTACTTGGCGGTTTGTTTGGTGGTGGTCAAGGGGATAGCTCTTTTGGTCAAGCGTTGGCTTTAGGTGGTTTATCAGGTAATTTAGCTACGCAAGCAGCTAATATTCAAGGACAAGCAGCTGATGTTGCAGCACAAAATGCACGAAATAATATGCTTACCGATTTTAATTTAGAGCGTCTTGCATATGGAGACAAGCAAAAATTAGACACGAATCGTTTAGCAAGACAGAAAAATTTAATGGGAGTTGTACCAAATGTGATGGACAGAACTACAGGTTATACTGGTAATCCCAATGCTGGTGCTTTTGCAGCAGCACAATTAGCTGGCATGATTGGTTAATAGATACGTATAGTTTAGAATAACAATATTAGTTGGCACGTATTAAATAATGGTACTTGGAAAGCTCTTCAGTGGTTTAGGAGGTGCAGCATCAGGAGCAGCAGCTGGCTCTGCATTTGGTCCAATTGGCACTGGTATTGGTGCTCTTGTTGGTGGTTTGGGTAGCCTTGGAGGATCCTCTGGAGGAGGCGGCGGCGGTGGAATGTCTGCTTATCAACGTAAACCACAACCAACTTCTTTTGGAAGTGTAGATGATGCTGACGATTTTCTTTCTAAATATCAGGCAGGTGCTTTTGGTGGGATGCGTAGAGAGGATGCATTAGATGCAGCATATAATAATTTAAGTCCTTTTGATAGAAATAAATTACTAGCAGAGTCTGAAGCGGCTCAAGAAATTGTAGGTTTTCAGTACGATCCAAAGAAACGTGGTGAGTTAGCTTCTGTCTTTAGTAGAGCAGCTTTTGGAGGCGATGATGGCCCAGCAGGTTTTGCAGGACTAGTAGGTGAGCAAGCAGAGGCTTTAGGTGCTAACACACCTGAAGAGATTCAACGTTTAGCATTTAATGCTGCTGCAAGAACTCCTCAGGGAATGCGGATGTCACCAACTAAGTTCCAGTCTGTACTTGAAGCACAGTATGGCCAGTTAGGACGTGGCCCTAAAGGTGCCCTTACGGGCAAGTATTTGGTAGGAGATGCTGTTGAAGCTTTGTCTAAAAAACGCCTTGGCGGCGCAATAGGTTAAACCGGAGTTTTATTATGGCAAAAAAATCTTTAAGCGACATTGCATCACAGTATGGAGCCGGTACTAATTTCGGACATGCTGACTATGGCCAAGCTATTCAAGCAGGTTATACCGATCAAGAGATCACTGACTGGATGAATAATAATCCTGGTCGAGTATCGGCGGGTAACCAGGCAGGTGGTTCAGGAGGAGGTCTTTATGATGAGATCCAGGCAGGCAATGTAGACATGGGTAAAGCTCAAGGTGGCAACACTGGTGGCTTATCAGGTGCTGCATTAGAAGAGTCTATTGCGCAACGTAATCAAGGTTTTCAGTTAGATCAGATTGCAGCTGCTGGTAACGTACAAGCTAATATTCAACGTTTAATTAATAGTGCAAATATGTATGCTGCTGATAGCACAGCAAAGTGGCAAATGTATGGTGCTGATGCAGCAAAGGATGCAAGTATCTACTCTTCTGATGCACAGGAACGTACTGGTAAATATGTAGCTGATGTAGATCGAGCCAAAGCAAGGGAAGTAGAAACCATTCGAGGGGATTTTGGTTTGCAATTACAAAATATTGTTAATGCAGGAGCAAAAGAAGTTGAAGCTGTTAAAGGTGAATATCAATTAGCCAATACTGATTTAGGTGGACAGTACAGTTTAGAAAACACTCGTCTACAAGGAGCAACAGAACGTGATGTTGCTAGCCGTAGTAGAGACTCACAGATCTTTGGTTCGTTGATGTCTGGTTTTTGGTCTTAACTTAAAGCTTAGTTGATAGTATAATTAAAGAATAAATTGCACGTTTAAAATGACTTCTTCTGCCGGTGGAACTTACGACGCAGATGCTTCTGTTGATCTAAACACTTTCCAACAGCTTTTAGACAAGTTGGAAGGTTCTAAGAAGCGTCAGCAACGCCAAAAGTCTGTCGAAGGTCGTCGTGACATCTATAGCCAGGGCCTTGCTTCGATGATGAGCAACTTCTGATACAGTTTCTCTTATTTAAAGAAAGATCACAGGACAAGTAGGTATGACATCAAGTTCCGCAAAAACGACTATTGAAGATACCTACGCTGATGACGATTGGTTTGATATTGACCAATACAAAAAAGCAGCGCAAGTTGCTTATGATTTTTCTTTAGGTAAAATGGAGAAACAAGGTGAAGAAGAGCGAGAAACAATTGGAAAAGGTGGATCAGAGCAACGAGCTACCGATCGACAGAAGCAGCAGTTCTCCGAGAAAGACGAAGAGCGCGATTACAAGCAATCCCAAAAAGCATATCGATTCTGATATTAATATCAAGTCATTTGCAATTTGGCTTGATAATTTAGACAGTGCCTCCAGAGAATCTTTTACTGCATTTGCAGAAGATACTTTTTCGCCAATTCAAGTTTACATTTATGCCAAGTTCCTTGGTTACGACGGCAGTATTATTTGTGTAGATGATTGGGTGGCAGAGGTATATCCAAAGCCTGATCATTTAAAAGTGTTACTGTATGAAATTGAAGAGATGCAGGAAGACGTACGCAAGTTACGTTTAGATATTGAAAATTATGCCGTTAAGCGTGACGCTGGTGTAGCACGTATTGCACAGATGCAAAAAGAAATCCGTGGCACTATTGCACAAGTAGATGCCTTTGTTTCTTCTAAAGACAGAAAAGGTCTTCTCCTGGCGGGAGCAGACCGAGCTATACGTGAACTTAATTCTGTATTTAAAGACGATCCAATTGAAGGGCCTTTACAAGAAGCTGCAATGTCTGTCTGGGCTAGAATTCAATTTGAAGACTAATTGGTTACATGGAACCAGCCAATCAAAATCAACAAGCAAGTGTCTTTGATAAAAGAGATATTCAGTCTCTTCTTTTAGATATTGAAAAGAACCGCAAGATAACTGGGACACCTATGCAGCCACGTATGGAAGATGCGACTGATCCAGCTATCTTTCAAGACTTATTAAATAAAGTACAGAATAGGACCAATGGATAAACCAAAGGTACCGCCTGAACTTCTTGCTTATTATAAAAAGAAAGTAGCATCAACTCAAGGTCTTGAAGCTGAAGAACTAGCAAATAAAGGATTAAAAGCTTCTCGGGCTGCTAAGAAACATAAAGGCAAAAAGTAGAGTACCATTTAAGAAGTACTAGAAACATATTGTGCCTTCACATCTTCATCTTGCTTATAGGCGAAATGCAAAAGCTGCTGCTGCAAATCATCGTCTCCGCAAGACAGATCAAGATGATATTTTTGAAAGGGCAAGAGAAGACTTTGGTTTCTTCTGTGAGTATGTAGCAGATAAACCACCTGCCAGTCATCATAAAGAATGGCATAAGCAATTGGTCACAGGAGAAGACAGTTCTTGTTTGACTAGAATTGCAGGACCAAATATTGATTTGCTAGGACCACGGGGCTCAGCTAAATCTACGGTCTTAGGTCTTTATACTGCCTGGGCCATTGGTGTGCATACTACTGCCAAAATGCCCCTACAGATTCTTTACCTTAGTTACACGGTTGATATTGCACGTTCCAAGTCAGCCACAATTAAAAGAATTATTGAATCAAAGAAATATCAAAACGTTTTTCCTAAAGTTAAACTGCTAAAGAATGTAACCTCTAACGAGTACTGGTCGATTGACCATAAATTTGCTGGTATTGATACAACAGGTGAAGAACAATTTACTTTGTGTGCTGCTGGTCTTAAAGGTTCAGTGACTTCCAAGCGTTCTCATTTAGTTGTTATTGATGACCCTGTAAAATCTGCAGCTGATATCGGTAACCCAGACATCCGTAAGATGATGCAAGATAACTGGAATGCAGTTATTGCACCAACGATGTTTGAAGGAGCCAGGGCAATTTGTCTTGGTACTAGATTCCGACATGATGATATTCATGCAACAACATTCTCTTCACAAAATAATTGGATGCAGATTGTGTTATCTGCAATTTTAAATAATGAAGAAACAGGAGAAGAAGAGTCTTACTGGCCAGAGATGTGGTCATTGGACTATCTAAAAGAAAAGAAACGACAGGCACCAATTGCTTTTTCTTTTCAGTACATGAATCAAATCGTCAGGCAAAGCGAACTGTCTCTTGCGCCTGAACTTCTTATTAAAGCGGAGATTGCTACTGAATTTGATTGTCTTGGTATTGGTGTTGACCTATCAGCAGGCATTAAAGAAAAGAATGATTACACAGTTATGGTCTTGGGCGGACGCATTGGAGACAAGATACATATTATTGATTATCGCAGGATCCGCGTCATGGGCAACCTAGAGAAATTAGACGCAATGAAAGAGCTATTAAACGACTGGTCAATCATTGGCAAGCAATCTGATGGCTTGTGGTTTCCTACCTACAACACATGTGATATTTGGTCAGAAGCTGTGCAATATCAGGCATCCCTAGAAGCAGATTTTAAACGTGTCTGTTTAAACGAAGAAAATCTATATAACTTAATATGGCATCCAGTTAAAGGTTTCCGTGCAGATAAACTTGCACGTTTTCGTGGAATCATGGGAATGTTTGAAGATCGTAAAATTGTTTTTAATAGGTATCGTAACTTTACTAATATGTTTGAAGAACTTACTAATTTTGGTACTAGCTCGCATGACGATTGTGTTGATGCATTAGTATGGTTAGTAACAGGATTAATGAAACGCGGTAAACTACAGTTGGATTATTAGATGGAGCATTTAGTCGCACTTGTAATTGCTGGTATTACCGGACTCGGCTGGGGAACAGGAAAAATCTTTGCACGTTTGCGTACCCTTGAGGATCGTATTGATCACTTCCCTGTGGAGTATGTATTAAAACAAGACTATATTAGAGAAATGGAAAAGATGAATAGAGAATTTGATAGTATAAATGATAAGCTTGACAAATTAATGGAAAGAGTTTTAACGAGATGAGTTACTTCATTGAGCTAGAGGAAAATGCTGATGGTGATTTGATTATGCAAATACCAGAAGAAATAATGGAAACACTTGATTGGCAAGAAGGTCAATTGTTGACTTGGGATTTAAAAGGCAATGGTATTATTGTTTCTGCTTTAGATGATACTTCAGGTTACGAACAAGTAGAATAACTTGTAGTGAACATAGTTTTATGCGTACGTATATTCAACAACCAGGCCAAGTAGGTATCCAAGGTGGAACTATTGGTAATGCTGGTTACCTTGCTCAGATGCCACCACCTATTAATCCTGCTGCACACAGAGGTGCACAGAAGGGAGCAAAAATTTACAACAAAGGAATAAATACAGATAATCCAAACGAAAAGAAAACTTTTTTAGATAGGACAGGCCCACAGCTTCCACCGATGGCAAGACAAATGCCATTGGATATGAACATGGGGCAACTCAATGATGCTTACCTGCAAGAGCAAGAGAAGCAACGTTTAATCCAAGAACAACAAGCCCAAGCTGAATTAAATGCTTCGATGTTTGGTGGTGCTCAATATGGACAAGCTGATCAGTACCCTGCTACAGGTGCTGGCTTCCAAGCAAAATATGTGAGTTGACATGGCACAAGACGATTCAAAATACACCAAACCAGAAG